CAACCATTTTATATATGTCGGTTAAGGGTGTAATTTTAGAGAAATTGTAATGAGTGATCATCAGTTACAAGAGTAAGAACTAGTGATCGAAAGATCCGTTCATCAAACACCGACAACAATTTAATCGGGATGTAATGTCAAAAGTAGACGGCCTGTTTTGGAGACAGGAGGTTGAGATTGCAAAATTCTCCATCCCGACCATTTTATATGCTAGCTGCAATCTGGTGAGAACGTTGGCTTAGGATTGAACTTAAGTTATCAGCGGTGATGGGTTCGATTCCCGTAGTTTGCGCCGTTTTTTGATTTGACTTATACTATATATTGGTGTAAGATTTTTAAATGGGCTGTTAGTGATAGTGGTAGCACGGGAGCTTTGCAAGCTTTAGGGAAGGGTTCGATTCCCTTACGGTCCACCAAATTTGTAAGCGGGTATGATGTAGTGGTAGCCTGCAACCTTGCCAAGGTCGATGTGCCGGTTCGATTCCGGCTACCCGCTCCATTTTTAAAATATTTTTATATATTTATAAGAATGAATACAAATAAGAAGTTAAATGACTTAAAAAATAAATTGAGTCAATTGCAAGACGAGTTAGAAACCAAGGATAATAATCCGATAGAATCTAATAGAATCCGTCGTGAAATAGAAATTGTTGTTAAAGATATTAAAAGAGAAGAGTTAAAACAACCAGTTTCAGTTGAAAGAGGTAAAGAATTATTTGCAAATATGAGAAAAGAACTGGGTTTAGATGAAACAATTTCGTATAAAGAATTTTTTGATCTTTGAGAATTTATGGGCATATACTGGTCTCGATTTAAGACAATTGACTAGTTAGGCGTGTAGAGGATGATAGTTGGCCTCTTAAAACTTCTATCAAAACATTAACTGCTGAAGATAATGTAATCAGCTACAACTTCACCTCCCGTGATGTAGTAGCACTAGCAGCCTAATTTGGCTGCACATTCGATATTATGATGTCTGATAATAATATTGAGTGTAAACTATCAGGCTATATCAACAATTTGATTTGCGTTGTTGGTTGAGTATTTTGTAAATCTTTAGGACAATTAGTTTTGACATTTAATATAATTGTTCTTAACAACTAAAAAATGTATACACACGTAGTCTGATTATGATACTGTTTTAAAGACAAGGGTTCGACTCCCTTTATGTCCACCAATTTCGGTGATAAGTAAAAACAAATAATAAAATATAGTATATGACAAAACAAGAAGCAGAAAAGAAAGTGTATGAGTTGACAGAAAAATTAATCTTTGTAAAGAAAGATTTCAAGGATGTAGCTGCCGGTTATAAAGAGAAGATGAAAGAGATTGAGAGCGAAATTAAAGCTATTGTTGAAGAAACAAGTTCACTTCCATTGGCATCTTCCAAAGATATTGAAGGTGATGATGAATGATTTAATTTATGACTGGTTATCATAAATTTGTACATTAAAACCAAAGTAATAACAATTAAACTATATAGTTAATATGTCTAAAAAGACTAATAAAAAAGAAAACGGTACCGAAAGTAATGTAACTACAGAACAGAAATTTTATGTTGTTACACGAAGTGGGTTGAGAGTAAGTGAGTTAGTATATGCTAATAAGAATGATGCTAAGACTGAATTTGATCATTGGTCTGGTATTGTTAAAAAGTGGCCGGATGGTACTAAAATTGAGTTAGTTGAATACAACGAAACTCGTCATAAAGTATTATAATTTAATAAAATAGTAAATTGATGTAACGCTATTAAAATAACTTTAATAGCGTTTTTTGTTTTTTGTAACAATGTTTTTGATATTTATATTCGTATGCCAAAAGCATCCAAACATAAATTATACTCGTTACCTTCCAATTTCAATGAAATGAATAAGTTCATTGAAGTCAATAAAATTCAAATGATGGAACATATTGTTGCATCAATAGAATATGCAATTGATAAAAAGTTAAGTTTTGTTGAAATATTTAGTTTTAAGAATTCTGACTTTGTTGTTACATTACCAAAGAATCAATTCAAAGAAAATTTGGATAATGTTTACAATTACTATATTGAAAAGGAACAATATGAGTTATGTATAAGGGTTAAAACGGTTGAGAACAAATTAAATTCTATCTTAAATAAGATTACTCATGAAAAAAAAGAAAAACCTTCAAAAAAGCAAAAATGATAGTTCAAACAATAATAACAATGTTGAATATCAAAATAATGAACCCAAAAATGATACAAGCCCTATCGTCTATCAAAGAACAAAATTAAAACATGAGTTATCAATATTTGAACGAGAATTAACAGAAAAACAAAAAGAATTTTTAAATATAGCTTTAAACAAAGATACCAAAATGGTATTTGTTAGTGGTCCTGCGGGTTCTAGTAAAACATATATCACTATATATTCTGCATTAAAATTATTAAATCAAAAGAAAGTAAGTGATTTACTTTATATCAGAAGTGCTGTAGAAAGTGCTGACAGTAAAATTGGATTTTTGCCAGGTGAAGCCGATGAAAAAATGGCTCCATATATTCAACCATTATTGGAAAAATTGGCAGAATTGTTACCAAAACGAGATATTGACAGTCTACAAAAAGAAAATCGTTTGGATAGTATTCCACTTGGATTTTTGAGAGGATTAAACTGGAATGCTAAATGTATTGTTGCGGATGAAGCACAAAACATGACTGTAAAAGAAATAACAACATTGATTACAAGAGTAGGTGAATTCAGTAAAGTTTTTATACTGGGTGATCCGGATCAAAGCGATATCAATGGTAAAAGTGGTTTTACTAAAATAATGAATGCTTTTGACGATGATGAAAGTAAAGAAAATGGTATTTATACATTTAAATTTACTGAAGAAGACATTGTTAGAAGTACTTTGGTAAAATATATTGTTAAAAAATTAAAAAATGTCAAAACATAATGATATATATATCTATTAAAGATATATGTCCAATAGTAAGAAAATTACTGATTTAGCTGCTTATACTGATACACAAGTTCAATCAAATGACTTGTTGTTTATTACAGATATTGCTGCGCAAGAAACTAAAAAAATTACTTCAATAGATCTTGCGGACTATGTAATTACTGCAAAGTCCGCATCTATTTATAATGGTAACTATACTGGTAGTTTTACAGGTTCATTTACTGGCAGTTTTAAAGGTGATTTAAATGGTACTAGTAGTTGGGCAAATAGGGCTTTAGTTGCAGATTCAGTGATAGGTGGATCGGGAGAAGCCAATACTGCATCAAATACTGGTTCTGCAGGGATTGGTGTGTTTTTTGCAAAAAACGGAGTAGATTTATCATTTAAAAAAATTAGAGGATCTACTAATATATCAGTAGTTGATAATTCAATAACTAATACAATAGATGTAGATATATTAGGAAATACTAACATTAGTCCTGGAGGTCCAGTAGGATCAGTACAATTTAATTCTGCTGCAGGAACATTTGGTGGAAATTCAAATCTTTCATGGGATATAAATAATAATAATAAATTATCAGTTGTAGGTGGAATATCCGCTACATCTTTTACATCCAGTATTTCTAATGCAATTGGTTTTGTAGGAACTGCTAGTTACTCTTCTGCTTCATTAAGTTCAAGTTATGCTTTAACATCCAGTTATTCAATCAGTTCTTCAAATGCTATTTCTAGTAGTTATGCAAATGTTGCTTCAAGTTTGGTTGGTGGGATTGGAGCTAGTGTAGTTAGTGTTTTAAACAATGGTGGGACTTATTATAGTTTTCCAATATATTCAGCTGGATATACAAGTGATACAAGTTATATTACTATTAATCATGGTCTTGGAAGAATACCATATATGTTTAAAGTAGTTGCAGTTTGTGTAAATGCGGGAGGAGCTACATCAAGAAGAGCTTCTGACGGAACATATGTAGCTGATTACAATTATTTAGACGAAATTGAACTTACTAATTTTCTAGATGATGATGGAAGTGAAGGTTTAAATCAAGATACACACATTCCATTTAGTATAACTGCTGATTCTAATTCCATTTATATAAATAATCATTATTGGAATTCTATATTAATTGTTATGTCTAAGAAGTTACCCTATGGTTATAGAATTTATACAACTTCAATTGCACCAAGTGGTTATTTGTATATAAATGATTATTGGAAACTAAAAGCTTATGTAATATAAAAATGTATTTTTAATTTAATATGTCAACAACAAGTATAAAAATTAGTCAATTAGATCCAATACCAAATTTAACTGGTAGTGATTTTTTTCCTATTGACCAAAGTAGTTCAATAAAGACTTATAGAGCTAGTCTGACACAATTGCAAGATTTATTTTCAACTGGAAGTTTTACCGGATCTTTAACTGGTAGAATTACAGGAACAGGTACATCTCCTCAATTTGTAGGAACAAGTAGTTGGGCAATTAGTTCTAGTAGATCTATTAGTTCATCATATTCCGATTTTTCCAATAGTAGCAGTTACGCATTAAGTTCTTCCAGAGCAACAACTGCTAGTTATGCATTAAATTCTAGTGCTGGTACTTTGTTTGGTGCGGGAACAACTAATTATATACCTATTTGGACAAACTCCACGACATTAGGATC